GCAGAAAAACAAAGGGTACAGATTAGAAATCATCGTCATCATCTTCCTCTTCCTTGGACCAATCTCTACGACCTGACTTCAGCTCGTCTTGGACTGCATGCATCTTAAGAAAACATTGATCCAGTGCATCCTCTACCCACGCCCGATCCAGATCATCCAATTCCGAAACCATGTCGTACAGCTGTCTAATCGCCGAGCAATCTGATGTGTCCATCACTCTCTTGATACCCAGGTCAATGGGCAATGAGATCATGAGACCCTCGTGGATTCTTTGACCAAAATGACGCTCTGCTTTCTTAATCTGCATCACAGGAATGCTTGACACAGCTGACGACAGTACGGAGATGAGCACACCCTCGGGCTGACGAAGGCTACTTTGTGAAGAAACTGGAGCTGATTGCTCACCCTCACTACTGGAATCTGAGTCGCTGGACAAACTAGGAGCTGCGAGATCAGCAAGATCCATTTCATCCAAATCGTCATAAATGTCTCCCATGTTAACGCCATCATCTGAATCGCTTTCACTTTCTTCCTCCATGGCCAGCAGATCGAATTCAGCATCATCTAGGGCTTCAGGTGCAGGTTCATCTAGCACTTGCTCAGTTGCCGCTTGGTAGTAGTCAATCATTACACTGGTGTCAAACTGTGCCATGCTTTTGGTTTGCATGCGTTCCATGAACCATTGATCATGAGTGAGTCTGCCGGTCATGTATAGGTTAATGGTGTGGGCCTGGAGCACACTTTGAGAGAGGACTTGCAATGGGTCTGAAGAATGAAACTCAGTCAACATGAGGAATCCCAGTTTGGCTTCCATGCGAACACGAAGTTTGTCATGTTCATTGATATTGCTGCACTCGTAATGATCTAGGTCTGATTCATCTGGCAGCAACACTTCATGTCTGGTCCCCCATAGGAAGTGGCTGTAACGTCCTGACTCTCTAATGATGACTTCTCTGCCAGACAGACCATGCTCTGTGCTTATGTTCCTTTGCCAAGTGATGACCCCTTCTGAAGATTTGAATTTCGACTCTGGGATGCCCAATGCCAGCCTTGACGGAACTACTTTGTATCTGTCTGAGAAACCAGCAGTGCTCATCAAGGTTAGCACAGTTTGCTGCAGTTCCTGAGAACGAATGAAGTAGTGACTTTGTCTTGTGAGCAGGTTGACGAAATCAGTGATGTCAATCCACGCCACTTTGTTGGACTCAATGGCTTGTCTCAATCCTGGAGATAGGAGGTTGGCAGTAATACCTGTTCTAGGCAACCCTTGTTTGCTTTCCATTATTGGCAACAGTGCAGTCAAAGTGGTATCCACAGGGGTCTGTGGTCTTTCAGTTGGATCAAAGTTGTAATGGAGTCTGCATCCACCCATATAGTTAGATACCAGAAGCAACTCGATGAAGTTCCTGGTGAGTTGATCCTTCTCTCGTAAGATCATTCTGAAGCCTTACTTCCTCATGGTGAGCTTGCTGATGAAGTTGCTATACGTCATCTTCCCTTCTAGGTATCTCCAAGGATGAAGATCTGTGTGCCCTCCTAAGCTCTTTGGTAGGTTTTTAGCTTCGAATTCAGCCATGGCATCATACACGTAAGTTTGATTGCTGAACATTTGTCTCCTGATGTGTGTGTGACCAATGCGAGGGACAGGTGACATAGATACAGGTCTCAGATGCATGAGAGTGTCTTTGTAAACCTTAAGGTCACTGTACATTTGCTCGTAGTCAAGAGCCCAATCTGTCAGTGGGTAAGATGATTTGTCGGATATCAGATGTACTTTGGCTAGTCTGTGAAGTTCTGCTCTGCTCACCACGCCTGCTCCCGAGAGTGCACTCAACAGTCTGGAGTTTGTCCTGTATAATGGTGCATCTCGAGGTGTTTGGGTTACCATGAACCTCAACGCAGACCCTTCATCCATAACTACGGCTCGTTCTCTTTGTGCACTGGCCATCAATGCCAAGATCATGTTCGACGAGAATCTGGACTGATGGACACCCTTGTACACAGATGGATCTGCTGACAGTAGGAACTCTTCCAGTGCTCTGGTTGATCGTCGAGTTCTCTTGCATAGGTGCACAGTTCCCGATCTTGACAATGATGGTACCTTGAGCACGGTCTTTTCATCTCCTTCAACCATGGTCAATGGTGAAGTGAAGGGTGTCATGTCTGCCATGAGTGAAAATGCTAAGGGTAGATTGTCTGTACTAGCATAGTTGTCAGCCACTCCAACCAGCGCATGAGAACATACACACTTGAGCACATCTGGTCTCACCAATCCACCAAGTTCTAATGGCACTCTGTAAATGTCTCTGCCCAGTTCCTTCCACAGAGATCTGCTCTGGTTGGTGTACATGGCCAGGATGTTGTTCAGCAGGAATACCCAGCTAGCTCCGATGACACTCGTCTCTGACCTTAGGAATTCGATTGCCTGGTTCATAGGTCTGAATGCAGTAGGGTAAGGGTCTGGGTCTGATGACACGTCAATGTATGCCAGTCTTGACTTGATGTCAGGTTTGATTTCTCCCATGGAAGTGAAGAACTCTGAGTTGAACTCAAAGTAGTTCCTTGACAAAGTGGACTTCTGGAGATTTCTTTTGATGCCAGCTGATCTCATAATGGAATAATGAATGTTCAGGTTGTCTTTTAAGGCCTTGAAAGTCCCAACAGTTCCCTTGTTCCAGTGAATGATCCTTGCGTAGTCATCTGAAGTGCTGAAAGTAGACACTTTCATCCCAATGTCCCCATAGCAACGTTCTAGAACATAATTTGACAGGTTGTGAGCATCCGCCCCTTTTACACTGGATGCGCATCCAAGAATGCCTTGATGCATGCTCTCTTCCAGGTAGATCAGTTGTTTGCTGACATCTCCCATCTCTTCAGTCATAGACATCAATCTGACTTTGGCTAGATTTACCACAGACTTTGAGTTCTCATCAATTGACTCCTTGAGAGACATGAAAAGTGCATCCGGAATTTTGAAGATCTTGCTGCCAAACAGGGATAGACAGTTCCTCAGAATCGTGGTTCTTTCTTCTGATGGAAATCGCAGCTTGAGCGTTAGATAGAAGTCATGACACATCATGCTGGGTCCCCATGTGCTGCAGTCTGCGCTATCATAATACACATTTTTCCTGTGTTTTAGAACATCAGTTCGACGTTTTTCATGTAACACTATGTCTCTTTTGTCAGCTACCTCGATCAGGTTGGTTTTATCTCCCTTGTCCAAGTTTACATCTCTAATGTGTCGTGCCACATCCTCCACATATCGACACATGATTCTTGCCAAGGCATTCAGTACTGCAATTTCTCGTGCTCCTAACTGATCTTTGTGAACCATCTTTGAGATGCATGAAGCGTGATTATCTGCCAACCAGGCTAACACAACTCCAAGATTGTCAGGCATCTCAATCATCTCAGCCAAGTTGCTCATGTTGTCCTCATCAGGTTTGTCATCAGGGATGTATACTCGATTCTCAGGGCATTTAGGAGGCTTCCTACCATTTACAAAGTCATTCAGCAGCTGGATGACAGTTCTGTAGCATTTGCTATTCTGTGTGATTTGCGTTTTCTTTCTGCCTGTGGTTTCAGTTTTCGTGATCACTAGTCCATGAGTTCTGCTAGTTCGAACACTGCCACGATTGTTCATAATCGAGCTGACTTTCATTTTCCTATGCACCTGTGAGCACTGATAGAGTCGTTTCACCGTTTGACCAACGTGTGTTTCATTAAGGCGAGCTAGTTTGTATGTGGTTGCCAGGAATCCTAGGATGTTCACTCGAGGACATGGCGAAAACGGCTGGGCTGAACTCATCAGATAATTGTGGCTTGTGAGCAGTTCTTTGACTCCGTGTTCATCCAGCACTCTTGTGAGTTTGATGTTGCGAGCCTCGTGATCCAAATCTAGACTCTTGATGGTTAGGTAGTCTTCTCGTGCGTCCAGCTGCTTCATAATGACCAAGCTCTCTGATACAAGCTTTTGGTATCGCTGGATGGTCAGTGCTCGACTGTTGTAGAATGAATTGAAGGTGTGTTGTTGACTGAGATAAGTCTTGTGTTCATCTGGCATGGCCACCATGTAACCATTGACCTTGAAAGTCATTTTCAGATCATGTTGCTCATGAATTCTTACACTAGAAGTGACCACTAGCTTGTCCGTCATATTCAGGTTCTTCGCCACTGCCATCATGTCAGACATTTTATACATTCTCAACACATAAAGCTGCTCTAGACAGGTTTTTGGGCTGTACCATGACACTTTCTTGAAGAGAGGGCCTACTCCGGATGTGTATCCCATACCGTTCACAAAGAAATATCTTAGCTGATCAGCTACCTGGGAAAAGGTGTTCGAATTGAGGAAAACCATAGACAAGGGGAACGTCATTTCTCTGGCAATCTCATCTGCTCTGTCTGGGAAGTGGGTCATGCAAGTTTCGAATCTTAGAGCCATCCAGGACAGAGCCTTTTGAAGTAAAGTTGTGTTCCAATCTAGCTGTGCTGGTGACATGCTTAGGGGCGACGTGATGGAAATCTGATGCTGCTTCACAAAGAGGTTGCAGGGAATGTTGGTTAGATCGCCATGGAGGAAGTAAGTCACATCCTTGAATTCACCAAATGTGAGTGGACCAAGATTGTGAGATACAACAGCAGCCCGATCAGCCACGCATGTTAGGCCAAAGACACATTCAGATTCTTTCAGTCCACCCACGTTTTTCTTGTACAATTTCCGCTTCCGAGGGCCTGTCAAGATAGCATGTGTGAGTTCCTCAGTTAGCGAGATTTGACCCAACAACTTGCTATTCTTCATGGTTTTGAGGCAACGTCTCATGATGGTGCGTGTCATGTCAGCAAGTGGTCCATCTTCTAGCACATCATCAATCATGGTCTGGGTGTCATCTAACATGTATGATCCAGTGCCTTGTGAGTTCATAGTTAGTGAATATTGATCATAGGCTTGTTCGAGTCTGCTGAGTGAGTCAGAACCTCCAGGGAAGTCAACAGCTTTGTTTCTGTCCCTCATGACTTCAATGATGTTGCTGAGTATGTCATCAGAGAATCCTCGAACTTTCTTAACTTTGATCTTGTAGGCATCCATCTTGCCTCTGTTGCTATAGCAGCGAGAAACGGTGATTCTCTCCATGATGTCGTCATATAGTTCAGACTTGAATCCAGGGATGTCCAAAGCAATCACAGAGTCACTGTCCTTCAGCTTTGCGATCATCTTGCTCAGCAGGTCTACTGTCTCTCCTCGGTTTTCCATGTCTTCTATAATCTTGGCAAGCCTCTCAAATGGGTCAGAGTTGGTGTACCCTCGTCTCACTTCAGGCAAAGGTTGGAACCATCTGGTGCTCTTGTCAGGCCTCGCAATCTTATCGTAATGTTCCAACGAGAAGAATTGATCTGCCAGGTTTCTCTGATTCCTAGATGCCAAAAGTGACTGCTGGAGGGTGTACCTAAACTTCTCGTATTTGAAAGCACTTGACACACTGTTCTCACTGATACAAGAGAGGGCATCTCTGTAGTCTTGTTCTGAACTGTAACACCCCGGTGTTTGGACCATTGCAGACCTGTCATCGGTGTAATCT